ATCATTTCTTCTACCGCTTCTACCTGATTTTCTGCTGCAAATAAGGTCACATAAGTAGATTCACTTATCTTTCTAATTTGTTCGGGTTGTTCGGCGTGGTCATAAATAAATCTAAGTAATGAGCCGACCTGCAACTTAACCCCATTAGGTAGGATTAGATAAGGGTCAAAGACATCATCACACTCTTCTTCCATAAAGTGTTCAACGAACTCGAAGCCATTATCAAAACTTCTATTACAGTTTTCACAATGGTAATCGTCTAGCATTATGAATTTACTTTCCTTAATATAAAGTCAGCACCTTCTGATACATAGACAGAGTTAACATCTCCACCGTCAGGCATTTGTACTATAGTTACGGGTAGTTCACGAGCCAGACTACGGGCAAACTCTGTGCCAGGTTGGTCGCCATCTGCAAAGACAAAGACTCTCTGAAAATCTGCAAGCAATCTTGTGTAATGTTTCTTCCAAGAGTTAGCACCAGGTACACCAACACAAGGAATACCAACACAAGCAGACATAGTAAGAGTATCTAGTTCACCCTCACACACTCCGATAATATCGTTAGCCTTATCAACATCAAGCACGTTGTACATTTTAGTTTCTGCACCAGTTAACCCCATATACTTAGGCTCAACAGCAGGATTAAGAGACCTAAATCGCAAGTCAACAACACCAGTCTTGGTGATATACGGGATAGATAACCTTCCAATGAATGCTTCGTGCCCAAGTTCAGGCTCCGCGACTACGCCTAATCGCGCCAGCCGTGCTACTTCTAGTGGAATTCCTCTTTGCCTTAGGTAATCTTCCGCCTGATAAATGTTTTGACTGTACTTCTCCGTTGCTTTCCCCAACAATTCCTTCTGCGATACGCTTTGCTTCACGAATATTTACTCCTTCGTACTTTGAAATGACTTGTAAACTATTTCCCTGTACTCCACAGGCGAAACATATAAAAATATTTTTATCAAGGTTTGCACTTCCAGACTGATGGGTGTCTGAGTGGAACGGACAACGGAGGTTGACTTGACCGTGATTGTTTCTGAACTTTGCTCCGTAATGTATGAGGATTTCTTTGATGCTTGGTAGGTCGTTATCAATTGTTATCACCATTTTCTGTTTTCTCTTTTAACCATTGGGTTAAATCTTGGACCACCCAAGCCCTATCTATTGATGTATTCCTGCGCTTAACTATAACATAATGAAGCGGAACTTCCTGTAAATCCCTAGCCTTGGCGTAGTTAATTGCTTCTACTTCTGCCTCTTCCCAAAACCTAGGTAAATCAATCTTTTTTACATTCTTAAGTTCTAAGATGTAAGTTTTACCAGCAATAATAGTAACTAAATCACCCTCATCATTAGCCCCAGCCTTGGTTAATCGCTCTATCCAAAGCCCCATCTTTCTAAAAAACTTGAGGACATCTATCTCAAACTTTGAACCTTTACGTCCATTTGGATTAGCCATTTGTAACCTGAATCAAATCATCTATCTCACATACATATCTAACACCATAACCAAAATCTTTTTCATAACATACTTTAAGAAACTTATCTCTTGATATATCACCCCATACTATGAACCTTGAATTAATATGTGGTTGAGTTCTATCTCCAATAAGAGTCACAAGTATTGCATAATCTGCTGTAAATAATTCTTTGCTATTGAATATAAGTTCTTTGGTTACCGTAGTCTTGACTTGATAAGTCTTACCATCTATAACTAAATCGTGCCCAGCGTCACCACCAGTTAGAACTCTATCGTCAGTTGTAGTTTTGTATACCTTAGCAGCAGCCAGTTCGCCTAGGTAACCCATAAGATTGACAGCCCAAGATGTATTGTTGGCATCAAACTTCTTATCAGTAACATTGAACTCTTGTTTATCTTTACGCATTGCATCAACAAATTGCAAAGAGGATTCAATTTCTTCAGGCGTTAACTTTATTTCTACCACTTAAGACGCACTTTTATCTTTTTTAATAATACGAATAGCCCAATCCATACCCATATTCAAACCTTCACTCCACTCATCTTTGACTGGAATCTTTGCTTCCTCAATCCTTTTAACTGCCATATCTATTTCTGATTTGGTTTGAAGAATCACAAGTTGACGAATCTCTTGTGTCATATCATTCTCTTCTGCAATCATATCTCTACACGCTTTCTGGAATATCATCCATATACATATACTCAGGATTAAATGCAAGCCACACATTTATATTGGCATTAGCATCAGCCCTACCATAACGATTCTTTACTGGTGCTACAGCCATTGATGTTCCTACCACACCAAGTGTTGCAATCAGGGCTGGTAGTTGTGCTACCTTTCCTTGTAATGCAGAACGTGGTTGGCAAGGACGACCTTCTACTGCCTCGCTGGTATGGTGAAGAACAATAACTCCAGCGTTTGTATGACGTGCTAAAAACTTTAACTCTTTCATAATGGCTCGCATTGAAGCAAACTCTTCACCGCCATCAGTTGCAATATCCATTAAGTTATCTACAAAGATAACAACAGGAGGACAACCCCACAGTTCTTCAAAGGCTTGTACCTCTTCATCAATATCTTGTAGTGATGGACTTGATTCAAAAGACCACACAATATGGCTACCCTTTGCAAGAGTGGCTTTGGTCCAGCCCAAATCATTCTGAAGTAGTTGTTCTACATCACTCTGGTTTTTGCCACTAATCATTGATGCAAGACGCATAGCCATAGTATGTGCATTAGTATCTGCTGAGATGTAAAGTGTTGGAACTTTCATCTTAAGTGCCAAGGCTAAGGCAAGTGTAGACTTACCAACACCAGGCGTTCCAGCAAGCATAGATACTTCTGCTCGACGGAAAATTATTTTATTAGAATCAAAAGCCTTGAACACAGAGGGCAACGGTTCGCCACCTATATCCGCTCTTCCTACGGAACGGACAAGTGTCTTCAATTATTTAATCCGAACTTAATAAAACATTCTAAAATAAACTTGTACATTTCTAAATCTAATAAGTACATTTCTAATTGCCAAAGTATTTCAATCATTATATTCCTGTCTTAAGTTAGAAGAGAGGCAGTTACTTCCCCTATAACTACCCCTCTTCTAATTCTATTTAGTTAACTGGTTTACATTGAGTCGCACCCTGTGGTTCAGGGCAAGACCAGAATGCATACGGTTGTCCGTTTTTCTTTGATACACCGCTACGGAAAATTCTTGCGCCGTGTATACAGGTTGGGCTACTTGTACCTGATGGAGCCGACCCCTGGGTTGGAGCGGAGGTAGTGGACGGCAAAGTGCTTGGAGTTGTAGCGGGCGTCCCCAAAGGGGCTAGGTTATAAGCACCACGCACCATCTTTGCAGTTGCTGCAACTTGTGCTGAGTAATCACTTATGCCTTCAAGTAATACGCTGAGTTCATCAGCAGTATTTGCACGAATGTTAATCATATCTGAATCACGACTATCACTTGTGCGGATAGAAACTTGCAGTTTCCAATCTTCGTTACTCACTTGCGTTCTCCTTTGGGGTAGTAAAGCCAAACATATGTCGGGCTTCGTCTTGTGTTATTACTTTCAAGTCAAGAGCAACAAGAATATCTTGACCCGATATGTTGATGTTTGTAGTCATCATTTCTCTTTCGTAAATGTGCAATGTTCTGTAAGTCCACAGAAACTGCAACTGGATAGGTTAGGTAAGAATACACCAGCCTTACGTGCCTTATCAAAGCCCGACACCATATATTCAAGCATTGAAAGTGTATACCTACTTAAGTCAATCATCTCTCCTGTCCCAGCCTCACGGCTCATCCAGTAGTTTCCTAAATTGACTTCTATTCCGAACTGCATCTCAAGTCCAACCTTGTAGAAACCAAGTTGCAAATCAGATACAGGTCTTCTTGCACTTGTCTTCAAGTCCACAATCACAAGTTGACCGTTAACTTCAAAGACTCTATCAATCACCATCTTCACAGGAACATCTGCGATAACAGGATTGAGTTCTATTTCGACTGCCTTGGCACCTTCAGGTGTGCGCCATATTTTCCAGTCAGGATTATTCTTTCTCCATAAAATATAATTATCTACCCATATTGAACCTTGGTTTATCCACCAAACAGCATCTTCTCTGTCGGGGTTAGCCTTAGTTGAGCGACCTGCAACTCTTGCTTTAGAAAAATCTAAGTCTTTAGTTTCTTTTAACCAAGCAATATCCCAATAAGCATTACTCATTTTCTAAATCCCACAATTCTGCAGCGTGGTGAAATGCTCTACCACCAGCAGACCAAATGCTTGGCTCTTCGGGTAGTTGCATTAAACGACCTAAGTAATATTGATAACCACAGGTAAGGTAAGTTGTGAATGCTGAGTAACTTATATGTCCAGGCAATTTATAATCACCTAATTGAAGCATTAATTTTCTCCTGTCTACTTGTATTACCTAAACCCCTAGGAGGACAGGAGAGTACTCGACTAGAGGTTTAGGTAAACCTATTTATATATTATAATATATATAATATAAGGGGCTTCGCCCCTATATATATGCTATAATATATCTCAATTATACACTAAAGACAGGGGAAAACAAGTTGAACAATTATCAGCGAGTCGTGTCTAAGAATGCCTGAGTTTCCTAATTGGTTTGCATCTAGTCAAGCAATAGAAAACTTTAAAGAATTAATATCTGGAATGGCTGGTAAGCCAGACCTAAACTTCCTACAACTAGGAGCATTTACTGGTGACGCTAGCGTGTGGTTACTAGATAACATTTTAACTCACCCTTCATCTCACCTGACTGATGTTGATACTTGGCAGGGTTCAGATGAGAAAGAACATCACGAGATGAACTTCTCAGATGTAGAGTCAGCATACGATTATAAAACTAAAGAATATAAAAACTTAACCAAGGTTAAGGGAACAACTATTAGTTTCTTGCGTCAGGCAGAACTTAATCATTACGACTTTATCTATATTGATGCTGACCATACTGCTATTGGAACTTTACTTGACGCTGAACTTTCTTGGTTATGTCTTAAGGCGGGTGGAATTTTAGCCTTTGATGATTACGAATGGAGTGATGGTAAGGGTGATGCCTTCCGTCCAATGCCAGGCATCAATTCTTTCTTAGAAAGGCACGACGGAGAGTGGTTACCAGTCAAAAGAAACTGGCAATTATGGGTCCTGAAAATAGAAAAAGACCCCCTCACCTAGTATTTCTACTAAGTGAAGGGGTAAAAGTCTTTCTAAGGTGCCTTGGAAGGCTTTTAAAGGGGTACTACTTGGCTCCTAGACCGTACTCTCTTTCGGTCTTATCTGCCCATTTAGCCAATGGTCCAGCAATAGAGCCGATTAAGATTGCTTGTTCTGGAGCAAGGTCAGCAGCAAGTGCTAGACCCAATGTTACTGCTGATGCAAGTACTGCACGAAGATAAGACTTTACTGCAGCCTTAGTCTTCTTGCTCTTTAGTTTAGCGATTATGTTTTTCATTTTTCTCCTATTTTTTCTTAGGTGGTAGACCCATCCAACTGAACCAGTTAGAATCATCTTTAGCGTATTGCGCTTTAATTGAAATATGTAAATGTTTATTATGTTGGTTACTACCCTTATAGGTATGTTCGCCTTTTTCTTTGCTCCAAATTTTACCTTTAAATATTAAATACTTAACTCTAATATCATCTTGTATCCTAATGTAAATATCTTTACAGTCTATCCCGTTGGCTGGGTCGTGAGTTAAGTCTACTGCTAATCCAGTATTGTGGTCTGAGTTAGGACTCTGACTTAAATGAGCAGCAGATGGTAGTAGACCATCGCTTGCTTTCTT